TGGGGGCATCGGCAAAGTCTGTGGAGGATTGTAAACCACAGGGGGAGGTGGAGGCGGGGTGTTTGCACGAGTGGCTCCATAGACCACTAGCCCACCGATCACTGCTGGTGCTACCCAACCCCAATTTCCGCCGTGGTAGTGATGTCGATGACCGTGGTAATGGCCCGCTTGTGCAACCGCACAGCTCATGACAAAAAACAAAGTAATTAACTTTTTCATCCACGACTCCAATATAGATATTGATACAGATACAGTATACTACAACACAATTTTTAGGTCAAATCAAATTGACCCAAAAGATCAAACGTTGCGATCTTTTTTGGCAGCAGATTTAGCAGCAGCAGCCACTATGTCTTGTGCCTTGTTTACAGGCATCTGAGTTGGTGCTGGAGCACCAGCACCTTTGAATACGATTTCACCCGGATTGTTCGGATCCAAAGGTTCCAGCACCGAACTAAGTGGCGGTTGGCCTACAATCTCTTCTATGTTGTCTGGGGTAACATTGATGTCTAGGCTTTGTGCTAGACTGATAAAAGCATCGGTGCTGATTTGCTTACGAGAGTTTGTGTCTTGAGCACGACCAGCAAGGAACTGCACCAAGCCCAGCAATTGATCTGCGCTTGGTGATCCAGGTTGTTCGCCTGCAAACTCTCGTAGTCTCATTATCGCTTGGCTCGACCTAATGCAGCAGCGCCGGGACCTGCGGCCATTTCGTCGTCAGCTGCGGCAGCAGCAGCGTCGAGATCATCTATAGCACCAAGGTCGTCCGCTGCGCCAGCACCCATGTCAGCAGCACCAGCAGCATCCATACCAGCGCCAGCAGCCATGTCAGTGGCGCCAGCAGCAGGAGGTTGGCCAGTTACCACACCCAGAGCAGCGTCAAGCTGTTGCTTGGCGCCTTGAATATTTTGCAGTAAACCTGTCAATGCAGCAGTGGCATCGTTGTTGAATTGTGTAGCTTGATCAATACCCACTTGATTCTTGATAGAGTCAACTAGAGCAGGAAGTTCTTTGAACTGAAGTTCACTGACATCTTCCAACATGCCTTGCATCTTGTCAACCATGTCTTGAGCGGCGAGAACCACTTGAGCTTGTTGAACTTCGCTTTCCTTGAGCATACGGTAAGCACGGCGTAGTCGGCTTTCTGCCATGGCCAATGGGTTGTTCATTGCCTTTTGCAGTTCAGCGATTTCTTGTTGCTTTTGCTTGATTTGATCTTGAATTTGCTTTTTCTTTTGCTGTTGTTGAGCAGTGGCCAGTGCAGCAGCCTGTGCTGGATTGGCAGCAGGTGCAGCAGCGCCAGGTGCAGTGCCAGTAGGTGCAGCTTGTTGTTGCTGTTGTGCTACCAGAGCTTGCTCCATCATTACCAGCTTGAGATAGCTGGGGTCACGCTCACTGTGATGACGAGCAGGAGTAGCACGGTGTTCTTCTAGCAAGCCGCGAACACGTTGCAGCAGGTGTTGAGTTTGACGACGGTTTAAGTTGTCAAACTGAATCTTGGTACCAAAGTAACTTTCAAATACTTTGGCTATTTGTTTTGATGGCTGAGGTGCGGCCAGTTCGTGCAGTTTCATTTGCAAATCCTTTTAGTTGCCAATATTTAGCCGAATTTAAACATTTCTCTAATTCAGATTCCAGCATGTTGAAGTAATCAATCTTGCGTTGAATCTTGGTGTTTACGGACTCGTAAAAGTCCTGACTTCGACTTCTATCAGCTATTTGTTGGCGGCAGTATATATCTGATGCCAAACTCTGTCGTTTGTTGTCCAGGATCAATATGCTACGAGCCAGCTCGTATTTTTGAAGCTTGTCTGCTACACACCAACTCATTGCAGTGCGTTTGTTTGCAAACTTCAAAGTTTCATGATCTTTGACTTGAACAACAACATGTTCTTTTCGCGGAACAATATGATATTTTCCAAAAGCTGTGTAGCCGCCGCGGCCATCTGGAACAATCAACTTGTCCTGCAGATTTTTGATTTCGCGGTCGGCAAACTTTTCTAGCTTTTGGGTTTGATTCATTTGAATACGTAGTGTGTGAGTAACCAAACAACTGCGGCGGTCAGGCTACCAATTATGCCTATGCCCCAGCCAATCAGCTGGCTATTGCGTTTTTCTGCCATGGCAGCAATAGAACACTTGACTGTTTCTATTGCTTCCACAACGTTTTCAAGTTTTTCATCTAGAGTTTCTAGTTTGGTCTCTAGCAAACGATAACGTTCTGCGCACAATTCAACGTGCGCTTCTAAACTCTTTTTTTCAATATCAGTGGTGTCGGCCATTTTGTTCAATCCAGTGATGTATTTATGGGCTCGAACCAAATGTTTTGATCCGGGCCTGACGTTATCAACACTGTGGCTGTGGTCAATGTCTCGTTTAGTCCTGTGATCATTGGCACACCTGCACACTCATTGATCAGTGCATCAAAGTCGCCCTCGGCACCGGTCACACTGTAAACCAATGGCTGTTCCACTTCAAACACAAACTGCCAAACGCCGTTGACGCATTCAGCAGGTTGCACATCTACAGGTTGTGTTCGCAGACCAATCAACTGATTTACAGTTTCCCAGTTTCGTTGTTGATTGCGACTAAAGTTCCAAGCAGACTGATTGTCCACAGGTTGTCCTGCACGATCCCGAAAAGGCATGCTGGAGACTCTGTAGTGCCCAGTAACACCAGTGGGACTGCAATCAAACAGAGTTTTACATAGTATCTTCATTCTGCTGATATTTAACGGCCAAAAGAAAACCCCGGATATTTCCGGGGTTGGAAATCAAATTAGATTTGATTAAGAAGTTGCGAGCTTGAAACCAACGCTAGCAGCACTGTCCAACTGGTAACCAGTGTAGGTGATGTTAGCAGCGCTCAAGAAAGTAGCAGCGTTGGCAAAAGCGCCTGTGGGGTACACAGCGAAGCTCAACTGTGTGCCGTCAACTTGGTACATAGCAACAGTAGCAGTTTGTTGGATAGCGTTGATAACGTTAGCAACATACTCTTGAACACCTTGCTGGCTAACAACAGTAGTGTTAGCAGTGGCGCTGAAGAAGTCCAGCTTAGGACCAGCAGGTTGTACTGGTGTACCAGCTGTAGAAGCTGATGGAGAAACAGGACCGTTTTGTACGTCAAGTGCAAATACTGGTTGTACGTCACCATTTACGGGGGTAATATAAGCCATGATAAATTTCCTTTAAGTTTGTGACCACTCTGGGTCTGCTTTTATTTAGCCTTTTGGCAAAAATCACGCACCTTGCGGGTTATTTCTGGCTCTGTTCAGTGCTGCAAACCCTTGAGGGTCAAAGCGTCCCACTGCTTTGGCGTAGCCTGCAGGAGTAGCCATGACCCAGCCTTCTTGTCCAGGATGTTGATAATCCAGCTGACTGCGAATATCTTCTTTGAGATCGTTCAACAGTATAAACGCTGTAAATGCAGCAGCCAATGCAGGTGTATTGCTGGTAGGGCTCTGCAGGTATTCCACAATGTTGCGGAACTTTTGCGGAGTTACTTTGGTCTGCAACCACTCACCGAACTCTGGCAAAAATGTATCACGATTGATAGGCTGTCCCACTTTGGTGTTTACATAGTCCACGCACAGTTTAGCAAGGTCTGTGATCTTGCGAGCACGTAGTTCTGCAGGATTGAACAGAATATCAATGTTCTTGCCTTGGGTACGCACAATGCTCTTGAGTTGCTTGATGATGTTTTGATCAAGCACAATGCTCTTGGGCACACTGGTACTGGGATCAACCAACAGCAAGCCTGGTACGTCATTGAAACGCACACGGCTCAAGGGCTGTCGTGGCTCACCTTGATCAGCATACAGGGTGTGCATGGCAATGCCTATTTCGCTGTTGCCAATGCGTTGGCCCAAGGGACTACGAGCTGGAATTCTATACTCAACTGTGTTGGGCTTGAAAACATAGTTGCCGGCAACTTCCGGGGGCGTGTTCATGTACAGCAAGTCGCCCTTGACATAGCCACGGAAGCCTTGGGGCAGTGCTGCTTCCAAGATCGGGAACAGTTTGGCATACATTGCAATCAGTCCGCTGCGATCACCTGATCGACGGTTTTGTATGTCAGCCATCATCCGGGGACTGGTAGCAAGGCCATCATAGCCTTTGGCTTCAAATCCCGATCCGTCAGTGAGCACGAACTCGCCTGTGGCAGGTTTGCGTCCAAAAATCAGTGCAGGCATGCCGTCCCACTTTACGGTGGTTGTACCCGCTGGGGATTCTGCGGCATGCTGTACAATGTCCAAAGCCTGACGAATACCTGCTGTACCAAAACGAAACACCATGTCTTCCAAGTGCTCAATACCCTTGGCTCGGCCGCCTACACCTGGCTGTTCAGCTTCCAATATAGGTTGCATGCCTTGATTGACCAGGCGATCACGCAAGCGTCCCAGGAATCCTACATCGCTTTCTTGTACGTTGGTCTGCGGCTCTTTGAGACCTTGCTTGGCCAAGTATTCGCGAAAATCTCGCAGCATGGCATCAGCATCAGGATTGTTGGCCAATGCTGTGTATATGCTTTCCACACTCTTGAGAGCGTTGCGATCGTAACCACGGCCCAACACCCACTCGGCAAACTGATCAGGATCTTGACTCACTAACTTTTCCGTGGCGCGACTGAACACGCCGTTGCTGCCTACCTTGAGCCCGTGGTGCTTGGCCAGACTGGACCACAGCACAGCACGATTCATGCCTTTGTATTCTGTGTTAGCAGCGCCACCATAATAGAACTGTCCCCAGTCCAAGTTGGGGAAAAACATAAAGTCTGTTTGCACGAATCCTTTGTTGGGATCCCCAGCAATGGGTGTTCGGAAATGCACTTCCCCTGCTTTGCGAACATATTCACGTGGATCTTGTCCTTGGCTTTGCACAAACTGAGTAAGTGTTGCAGCCAGTTGATCTTTGGTAATTTCGTTGGCATCCACCCCTAGATCAAGGTCCCCAGATGTGGGTTTGCGGCCGGTTGATCCCAGTTGACGTTCTTCTGGGAACTTCAACCCAGTGACTTGTTCTATCCAGGCGATGGTAGCAGGTACATCAGCTTGATTGATGCGCTGTGTCAGCGGCTCACCATCTTTGGTTTTGAATACGTTGCCGCCTTCTAGAAGTGTTCTTAGTAGTTTCATTTGGTTGTCGCTGGAACGCCTTGATATGTTACTTTGGATGGAGTAACTGTATTTGGAACTTTTGCAGATGGTACCGGCGTTGCTGGTTTCGCGGCTGGCGCCGGTTGTGTTGTAGCAGCTGGTTTTGCAGCCGGTTTTGCAG